TCGGAGCCGTTTGAGCTTCAGGTGTCCAGGGGGCAAATCCCTGGGCATTCTGTGTTGCATAAGTTTGGTGCCGTTCCTGCTATGTCGATTAACACGACAGGAACAGTGTGGGATATAGACGATACACTGTATCCATGGTCAGCACTAACGTCAGCGGGTACGTTAACAGTAGATCGAGCAAGTGCATCTGATGCAAATAAGGTCATTACTATTCAAGGTCTTGATGCCGACTACAATCAAATCTCTGAAAATGTAACGCTTACAAACGCGACGGGTAATGCCACGACCCAGTCGTTTATTCGTGTATATCGAGCGTTTATGCATAATGGTTCGGCAGCAAACGTCGGGAATATTGATATTAAGATAAGCACAACAACCATTGCACGTATTACAGCAGGCAAGGCTCAGACACTTATGGGTGTATATACGGTGCCTGCGGGATACAGTTTATACCTTACACAAGGTGTTATGAGTGTGCAGGCGGGTGCGGATGCGACAGGTAACTTTTTTGTTCGGTACGGTGGAGAATCTGCTTTTCGTATTGCGCATACGTTTGAAGTTGCATCGGCAGAGTATTTTTATGCTTTCCATGCTCCGTTTAAGTTACCTGAAAAGTCAGACATAGATATACGCGCCGATCTTAGATCAAACAACGCGCGGATTACAGCGGCGTTTGACGCATATCTAATTCAAGAAGTAGGGAGCTTGTGATGCCTAAGATCGACAAGTCCAAGATGAAATGCAACAGCCCAAAACGTCAAAAGTCTGGTGGCAAGAAGTTTGTTGTAAAGGCATGTGACAAGGGGAAAGAGAAGATCGTCAGATTCGGGGACGCTAATATGACCATTAAGAAGTCAAACCCTGAACGCCGTAAGTCGTTTCGTGCCCGTCATGGATGCGACAAGGGTAAACTTGATAAACTAAAGGCCAAATACTGGTCATGTAAAATGTGGTAAGATCATGAAACTTAATTCTCAGGATGTTTTCAGCACAATTATTGTTCTGCTTTTAGGGTGGGGAGCTTTCCAGTTGTATGGCATGAATGCTAACGTGGCTGTTATTACCTATAAAGTTGATGAGAATTACAACATGATCAAGCCAATGTGGCAGGATTTTTTAGTGCGGAGTGCAAAGTACAATGAGCATAAGTCGAAGTTCAATGAGTTATCAAATATCCACGCCGCCACAGAAAAGGAATAGCGATATGGGAAAACCAGGTTTGTGGACAAATATCCACAATAAGAGAAAAAGAATCGAAGAGGGGTCTGGCGAACGGATGCGTAGCAAGGGCGAAAAAGGTGCGCCTACCGAGGAAGCTATAAAGCGTTCGCAAGGAAAGGCCAAAGGTGGTATGGTACGATATAAGAACGGCGGATGTGTGATGGCTGGTCGTGGAGTTCGTGATACGCATATGGGATAAAGGTATAATGTAATGTGGACAGCATTTGTTCTGATTTGCACACAAAACTTTTGTTTTGCAGTAGGTGGCCCAGGCCACGTATCAGAACAGGATTGCTACGCGGACTTAATGAACAACGGTCTGCCGTCATTGCAAAGCAAGTATGTAGGTTCAGTTATAGTAAACTTAACGTGCCATAACTGGGGAGAAAGGAAACAAGAGTCATGACCACATCAGGTTCAAGAGACTTTAACATGGATGTCGGTGAGATCATCGAGGAAGCGTTTGAACGCTGTGGCCTCGAAGTTCGCACAGGCTATGATGCCAGAACAGCGCGTCGTTCGTTGAACTTGATGTTTGCGGATTGGGCTAATCGAGGCTTAAATCTGTGGACGGTAAAGCAAGGGACGCTAACCTTAACAGAAGGGCAGGCTCAAGAAACACTGACTGACGATGTTGTGGACATTCTGGAGGTTACGCTTCGTCGGAGTGGTACAGACTACGAAGTTGAGCGCATTAGTCGTGGGGAGTACGCTACTCTACCCAACAAAACGACTAAGGGTCGTCCTAGCCAGTTTTATTTTGACCGTCAGATTGACCCTGTAATTAACCTTTGGGCAACTCCTGAGAACTCTACTGATCAGCTTGTTTACTATTACGTGCAACGAATTGAGGATGCAGATGCTTTGGTTAATACTACTGATATGCCTTTTAGGTTTTATCCTTGTATGGTGGCGGGGCTAGCATATTACATGGCGATGAAACGTGCGCCAGAGAAACTACAGATACTGAAGTCTGTATATGAGGAAGAGTTCCAACGTGCGGCGGACGAAGACGAAGGTCGGACGCCTCTTAAACTACAGCCTAGCATGGCTTACTTGAGGGTCTAATGGCATACGCTAGCGGAAAGAATGCTTGGGGGATATCGGATCGGTCTGGTCGTCGCTACCGTCTTCGGGACATGAAGAAGGAGTGGACGGGTGCGCTTGTTGGGCCAGACGAGTATGAGCCAAAACATCCACAGTTATATCCGCCCAAAGCCTATCCAGATCCGCAAGCGTTACGGAATCCTAGACCAGATCGGGTAGAGCCTGCGGTAGAAGTGCTACTACAGAACAATCCGTTTACTACAGGTGCGCAGGGTTCTTCAGTGGTTACGGTGTATGAAATAGCACATGGTCGCAGTACTGATGATGTTGTTCGGTTTAGAACGGCGGCTCCGTTTGATGGAATCACCGCAGCGGACATTACAAACGCATCTGGTTATGCGATTACAAAGGTAGATGAAAACAACTATACGATAACGGTTTCTGGTACAGCTACAGTTGGCGGTATTCGAGGCGGTGGAGACTTTGCTTCAGCAGGGCCAGTAACGGTGGAGGCGTAGATGAATTACGGTGAACTAAAACAAGCAGTGCAGGACTATACGGATAACGCAGAAACGTCATTCGTAAATAACATCCCGTTGTTTATCCGCATAGCAGAAGAGCGCATCCTAAAGAACGTGCAGTTGTCTTTGTTCCGAAAAAACGCATCTGCAAACACGAGTTCTAATAATAAATATCTAGCCTGCCCTAGTGATTTCTTGGCTCCATTTTCTCTAAGTCTTGCAGGGGCTGATGGTGACAAAGTCTTTTTAGATTTTAAAGATCCTTCGTATATACAGACGTATACACCTGACGGCAGTACTTTAGGTACACCAAGATATTATGCGCAGTATGACGTAGATACTTTTATTTTGGCTCCGACACCAGACGGGGTGTACTCAGCGGAGTTGCATTACTTTTATCGCCCTCAAAGTCTTACCGTTCTTACCGATAGCCAATCTTCATGGTTGAGTGAAAATGCAGAGATAGCTCTATTATATGGTACGTTAGTTGAAGCGTGTATGTATATGAAGGGGGAGCCGGACATTATGGCAGCATACAACCAAAAGTTCCAAGAAGCGTTGGTTGGTGTTAAAATGTTGGGTGAAGCGAAAGAGACAACGGACGAGTACCGCACAGGTAAAGTTATTAGGGAGAAAAACTAATGCTGATCGTTGATGTCAAGACGACAGAGAATCGAGGGTTTACGCCTGAAGAATTGGCAGAACAGTGTGTCAAAAAGATTCTTTCGGTATCCGATCAAGCACATCCTGCAATTAGAGATCAAGCGTATGCTTTCTCTAAGCAGATTGAAAAGGTCGTAGAAGGGTACATGAAACAAGCTGTTTCCAGTGACCGCACGACTGTGTATAATGCCATAAAAGATGCGGGACATCCGTCTCTGGCGGAACTCATAAGGAGACTATAATGGCTTTTAGCGAAAACATCATGTGTACTTCTTTCAAGAAGCAATTGCTTGAAGGTAAACATAACTTCACTCAGACAACGGGCCACACTTTTGGTATTGCGTTGTATGACAATAACGCTTCTTTTACAGAGGCTACAACAAACTACACAAGCACAAACGAAGTTGCGGCGTCTGGATCTTACAAGAACGGCGGACCATCTGCTAACGTAAACGAGTTGGAAAGTTTAGGTACAAGCAGCGGTAGCACAGTTGCTTGGGCAGACTTTAGCGATATCACGTTTACTTCTGCGACAATTACGGCGTATGGGGCGTTGATCTACAATTCTACTACAGATGGCGGGACTGACACCACAGATGCGGTAGCAATCTTAGATTTTGAGGGCGCAAAAACGTCTACTTCTGGGGACTTTCAGATCAGTTTTCCAGACCCAACGGGGCCTACAAACGCAATCATCAGAATAGGTTCACCAGCATAAGGGTCAAATAGTATGGCACTTGTCGTAAAAGATCGTGTAAAAGTATACAGTTCAACGACTGGTACTGGTACTTTATCCTTGGGTTCAGCTTTCGCGGGATTCCAAACCTTCAATAATGCGTTGGGCGATGGCGACACAACGTACTATGGAATCTTTGAGAGCAGCACGGGGAACTGGGAAGTTGGACTGGGGACGTATACGTCTTCAGGCAATACGCTTTCCAGGGATACGATCTTAGAGAGTTCTAACGCAGGTGCGGCGGTTAACCTAACCGCAGATACAGAAGTCTTCATTACATATCCGGCAGATAAGTCTGTATACTTTGATGCCAACGGCGATGTGAACCTAAATCGAGATCCTCAGTCTGCATTACAGGCTGCGACAAAGCAATACGTTGATACGATTGCAGCGGCGGGTATTCACTACCATGATCCTGTACGTGTTGAGTCTCCTGACACGGCGGGTAACCTGACTGCAACATACGACAACGGCTCTTCTGGCGTAGGCGCGACACTTACGAACTCAGGCACACAAGCTGCATTGGTTATCGACGGTGTGACGGTTTCGACCAATGACCGCGTTTTGATTTACAGCCAGACGAACGGGTATGAAAACGGTGTATACACCGTAACGAATACTGGTTCGGCAAGTACTAACTGGGTGCTTACTCGTGCGACAGACGCGGATAGTTACGGGCCTTCTGACCCTGACAGCCTTGGTCAGGGTGACGCGTTCTTCGTAAAAGAAGG